TTATCTTTTCTTTCATAACTAAACCAATTTTTGCGTTAAACAATACTGGTAGTAACTCATACTACCAACGTATTTTGATATTTTGGGCAGCTCACCATCATAAGGAGTGACTTTCAAGCCATCAATGAAATCAGCATTCTCAGTTGATACCTCGGTATCATGTTCATTCATAAACACCTTTTGCGCTGTCGTAGAATGACTTTCTGCTCTCAGCTTACCTAGTGAACGCCAAACCTGCTTACGATGGATAAACAATCCATGCAAAGGAATAGTCTTTACTTCTACTTTTGTTTCCATAACTAATTTCTCATTATGTGACACTTAATAACCTTATGAACCGCATTCGTCTGCGATTCATTGAAATTCTTAATGAACTGACGCTCCATTTCCTTTGGAAAGATGGGTTTTGTCGGCTTCGGCATGGTAAGAACGGCTTGAATCTTTGCCCCCCCATCAAAAGTAAGCAGACATCTGCGAGTAATTTTCTCAAATAACATAGACTTCTCCATAATCTTAATCGAAAATATGATGGTTCAACTTTCTCTTTCTGAGGTTTCTCTTAATCACTTCCATATCCTTGTGGTCGTTAGTGTGGTCCGCAAGAAGCTTGATGATGTCGTAGATGTCATTTGCGTTATCCTCCAGGTTTGCGCAAATGTTCTCGTCACCGAAGAAACTCTTATTGAAGGGTTTCAAGTGGAAGTAATATTTCTCTGCAGCATCACGCATTTGGTTGTAGTGCATCTTCTGCTCTTGTTTGTACTGAACCTTTAGCAATCTGAACATAGACTGCTCATCTTTGATAAGTTGGTCCAATATATCTGTTACCATTGCTATCAAGCACCCATTAACCTGCAAGCGCTGAATAATCTTTTCCTGCTTCAAACCAGATTTCACTCCCTGCTCCGAAAGAGTAACCTTCAAATCGTTAGCTGTAACTTTCTCTTTTCCCATTTTCTTACTTTTAATTGTCAAACCATGAACCTGCGTACTTCCATTCCCAATCAGAACAGGAGTCTGTAGGGTTCTTACCATTTTATAGCATGTTCCAGAGAATATGCAATATCTACATATACGCTTCATAATCATGGAAGTTTTGATATCATATAATCTAACTCCTTATCTGTAAAGTCCAGATTGTTCTTACGTTTGAACTTGATGATAGCATCAATTCCGACCTCGCCTTCAACCAACTGGTAGATGGCATCCTCATCAAATCCCTTGTCTAGAACCTTGATAAGCTCCATTCCCAAATCATGGATTTTCTGCTGGAATTCCTTTTTGAGGTCTGCGTTGATTCGCTCTAAAGTTTCAGCTTTCTGATTGAAGCCGCATCCGCCCTCAATGGCGATTTCGTTACTGATGTTCTGGCACATCTGATCAATGTCCTTGCTTCCGAAGAACTGTGCGAAATAGGTATCGCCCTTCAAGGACTGTAGAATATCGATTTCTCCTTGCTTTGTCATAACTAATCCTCCTTGTCTAACTTATCGTACTCCTTACGTAGCTCTGCAATCTTATTTGCAAAGAAAACCATTGCCTCTTTCAAAAGCGAAAGCATGTCTTTATGATTGAGGATGTCGCCAACTGCTGTATAGTACTTAAGGGTTTCGTTTGTTTCCAGAAGGTCAAAGCTGCCGAAGCTTGCTACATTGGTGTTAAATGACTCTTCCTGGAAATTACCTACCTTTGATTGGTAGCGAATCACCATCATGTCTCTTCCTACTCCTTTCAAATTCAAATGAGCAATAAGTGACTTGTAACCTACGTCAATACCCTCTACCTCCCAATCAGGACAAACAGAAATAATGTCTCTGATTTTCTTTGTGGCTGACTCGAACGTATTCTTAATGTTCTTTCTAACCTCTTCCTTCTTTGTCTCGATTGAATTGTTCATAATCTTTATAATTTTAATTGGTTCAACTTGTAAGGTAGGCTCTGAATAATCAAAAGAACTACCTTTTATCTATATGCAAAGGTACGAAAGTTTTCTGATATATGCAAGTATACTAACGATTATTTTAGTTAAAAATACTAAAATTATTAAATATATGCGGATATATCCGTAATTTTGCCAAATCAAAACTTCGAAGATTATGATAGATTTTAATGAACTTTTTAAAAGAAATGACGTTGGCAGCATCATAGGAGAGCTGAAGCAACGCGTGTTGGATATTCCACTTTGGAGTACTCTGTTGTCTGAGTATGAGCCTATGCTCCACGAAATCGTAGAAGACCACGTGGGAAGACAGGACAGAACGCTCGATGATGGAATAGTAGAAAAAGCGGCTAGATTGCCCGTCGGATTGGAGAAGCTTCTTACACGAAGAATCTCTGAGTTTACAATGGCTATACCGGTCAAGCGTGTATATACGTATGATCAGACTGACGAAGAGCTGAAGGCGATTGTACGTGCCATCGAGAAAATCTACACCTGCGCACACATTGATGCCGTAAACATGCACAGAGCAAAGTGCTATTACGCCTCTTGTCAGATGTTCACGCTTTGGTACACACAGAAGAAGCCTAACAAGCTCTACGGCTTCGACAGTCAGTACAAACTGAAATGCAAGACATTCTCTCCAATGGACGGAGTTGACATCTATCCTTACTTTGATGAGTATGACGACTTGCTTGCTCTGTCATTCGAGTATAAGCGTAAGGTTACTGACACAGAGCACACTTTCTTTGAGACCTATACTGCAGACCATCATTACAAATGGGACCTGTCTTCTGACGATGAAGAGTCCGGATGGAATTTAGTGGATGAAAATGAAATTTCTATCGACAAGATTCCAGCCGTGTTCTGGTACCGTCACAAGCCATGCTGGGAAGGCTTGAAACCTATACGTGAGAATATCGAATACACCATTTCCCGAAACAGCGATGTTGTGGCATACAATTCCGCTCCTGTCTTGAAGATTGCCGGTGCCATCGTTGGAATGGAGCGAAAGGGAGAGAGCAAGAGGGTGTATAGAGTCAGCGAAGACGGCGATGTTAGCTACGTGTCTTGGCAGCAGGCTATCGAGGCTCTTAAGTATCACGTTGACACTCTCGTCAAGCTTTTCTTCATGCAGTCTCAGATGCCGGACATCAGTTTCGAGAATATGAAGAGCCTTGGCAATATCGGCTACGATTCAAGAAAGACACTCCTCATGGATGCCCATCTTAAGATAGGAGAGGAGACTGGTGCCTGGATTGAAGGCTTCGAGAGAGAAACCAACGTCATAAAGGCGTTCCTTTCCAAGATGAACACGAAGTGGGCAGCTAGAATGGATGAGATTACTGTAGAGCACATCATCACTCCATTCATCCAGGAGGATGAGAATACTCAGATTGACAAATGGCTTAAGGCTAACGGCAATAAGCCTCTCGTCAGCCAGAAGGAATCTATCCAGCGTGCCGGTCTTTCCGATGATCCTGACAAGACTTTCAACGAGATTCAAGGAGAAGAGGAAGTAGAGGCCACAAGAACAGCAGCTTCTATGCCTAACTTATTCTCGGAGGAATAGCTATGAGAAAGAAGAAGGAAGAAGAGAAACGGCACTTCTGCCGTGAATGTGCTCATGCTACTGACTTCCATAGCATGAGCCTTAAAGGTCAGCCTATCCTAGCCAAATGCCCATATCGTAAATGGAGCGTTCTTCTCAACTGGGATTGCTGCAAACACTTTAAAATGAAATTGTATGAAAAAGCCAAAACTACCTAATCAGAAAAAGGCATATAAAGACCTTGGCAAGAGACTGAACGCTTATACCAGGAAAATCATTTCCATCTATGAGACTCTTGCCAAGGAGTCCGCTAAAATCGCCACCTCCACCGACTTCGATGGGGATGGCGAGTTCTCTTTTGATGATTACCCTAGAACAGAAAAGAAGGTGAACGCCTTGCTGGATTACTATTCAAACAATATGCAGGCATTGGTCTATAATGGCATATCGGATGAATGGAAGAACAGTAACACGCTGCAGGACCTACTTGCAAAAAGGGTAATCGGTAGCTTTACGAGAAAGATAGCGGATGCAAAGCAGAAAGCTTACTTTGAGCACAATAATGCAGCCAAGAAGGCTTTCATGGAGAGAAAGATTAAAGGTCTAGGTCTTTCAGAAAGAATATGGAACCAGAGAGCTGATGTAAAGGAGGCTCTGGAGAAATCTCTGTCTGTCGGCATAGAGAAGGGTATGAGTGCTGTTAAACTTAGTAAGAAGGTCAGTAAGTACCTTAATAATTATCCGTCACTTGCCAAAGACTATAAGAAGAAATACGGCAAAGCCATAACCATTCAGAACTGCGAGTACAGAAGCGTGCGCCTGGCTCGTAATGAGATTAATATGGCCTACCGTTCTGCCGAGCAGGAAAGATGGGCTAGGATGGACTATATTAAAGGTAAGGAGATAAAGACTACCAACAATCCAAGCCATAAGCACGATATGTGTGATTTGCTTGCTGGAATATACCCGAGCTATTTCCCTTGGGTCGGTTGGCACGTGAATTGTATGTGCTATGCCATCCCGGTAATAATGAGTGAAAAGGAGTATTGGAGCGGTAAACAACCAAGCAATGCTATGCCTAAGAACTTCACAAATTGGGTAAATGATAATAAAGATAAGGTGAAGCAATCATCCTATATCACCCAATACGCTCGCTCTGAAAGGTCACAAAGGCAAGTTCAAATAGCTGCACAGAACTCACCAGAGGTGAGGGCAAGACTTCGAGAATTCATTAATGAGACAATGCAAACAAAATTTAGAGAGGTAGAGCTACCAGACGGTCAAACGGCTAGAAGACTTTATCTCAATAATAATAATGAGGAATTTGTGGTAGGACGAAATTTCTTTTCTGAAACGATGGCAAAGAATATTAGAAATAGAAGACTTAGCGAAACAATACAAGTTGCAGCCGATGTAAACGAATGGTTTCCTACAGCAACATTTGACAGGATTGAGGAAGGTAACCATCATGATTTTCAGTTCAAAGTATTCTATGCTACTTATCAAGGAAAACGAATAGAATGTAAGGCTAAACTTACAAGTGAAAATATGCTTTATACTATGAGATTACTAAACTAAAAAAGCAAGGGATTGGAAACCCTCCCGAAGTCTGCATCCGAAGACCGACGTGTGAGAGGTATATCCAATCCCAGTTTATCTTTTCTCCTTTACCGCTGCAAAGGTAATATTTTATTTTGGAAAATCCAAATCTTTTTCGAATTTTAATTGGTTGAAGTCCTCGTTGGTGCATTTAATGTCTTATAAGCATCAAAAGCTAATGTGCTCACGTGCTCACTGATGGTGGTGGAGATAGTCATGATGTCTCCCATAAGTAGCATCGCTTCTCCCTTTCCAACCTCTGTAATGAGACTCAAAAGGCAGTTGATTTCATCCTTAAGCGTCTCGGCTTTCTTCATCAGCGGTGTTGGCGTCTCGACCTTGACCTCTTCCTTCTTCTCACCGGACTGAGAAGCAATACACTTCTCAACAGCCTTCGGCACTCTCGGCTTCGGGAGGTTGCAGATGATGTTCTTCTCCTTCAATGCGAGAAGCCAGCGTCTGCCTCGCTCCGTCCAAAGAGGTCTTCTTACGTACTTTCCCTTGATGATGTGGGTAGTCACCTCAGTTAGCTGATAGGTGGAGTAGGGGCTTGTCAGCATCCACTCATAACCCTGGTTGAACGCAAGGCCAACCTCCTTCAGCTCTTCGTACAACTTCTGTGCGCTGCTCATGCCCAACTCCTTCGCCATCTGCGTAGTGGAATAGACACCCTTTGTCATGTCGCACTTCTGCACTTTCTTGAAGCATTCATCGATTCTCTCCTGGAGATCACCGATGATTCCATTCTGTCTTGTTAACCACTCCTGGTCCTTTTTGACTTCGACCAGCATTTCCTTTGCGAACTCTTTCAAGCTCATGTCTGCGTTTGTTGCCATAAGATTTCTGTTTTAAGCAACCATCGAGCTCATTTAATAAAGAAGGGCAGCCGCTCATTACGCCCTCAGAAATCAGCCTTAGAGAACCAGCGTCCCGGTTTTATCTCATTGGCAGGTCGTAACGTTGCAGTTGCCCTGTATATGTTTGGCTCTTAGTCAATTTTACGACCTTCTTTCTATATGCAAAGGTACGAAAATTTTGTCAATTTGCCAAATCTTTTAACCAAAATTACGAATTTAATTCGTTGATTATCAGTGTGTTATATTAACTTCTTTTCCGATTGCTATAGCAACGCTCCAAAGAGCTTTTGCCTTATGCTTATCTTCCTCTTCACTCGTAACAAACGTATCGTTACGATAAAACTTCATAATATTGTCATATCTTTCTTTTTTTAAGAAGCACTCAAATCGCTTATTTTGGAAATTGCGACTATAAATATAGACAACCCAGTCACGATATGTTTCTGAAGACAAAGGGTAAGTACCTTTTAAGTCAAATCTTCTGATGTAAACAGAATCATCTTCATATACCATACCTTCATCAACAATCGACTGACTGCTATCAAATCCATGCTTAATGCTATCTATAAAAAAGTTATATCTCTCTTCTGCTTCAGAATGGAAACGATTGATACATCCACACAAGAAAAAAACAAAAATTAATGGTAATATCTTTCTCATGATTTAAATCTTTGTTTAAATATTGCTTGGTGTACTAGTTTCTTCTTTCACCTCGACTTCTTTCTCATCAAATTCACCTTTCTCATCGAGATATTTGATAGCTGCTTTGACTACAAAAGAAAATCCTCTAAGAACGAAAGACGCTATTATACCCTCCATAGAGTAGATAATAAAACCGAAGGCTTCTAATCCAGACAAGGAAGAGCGTTCATAACTACTATATCCATCAGAAGAGGTTATAGTAACAAACCAAATAATAAAGGTTACTATCAGAGCAAGAATAGATATTACAGCTAATGCATCGGCAATATTGCCTAAATGCTTGCCTACTTGCGGTACAAATTTTCTATTTCCCATATGATGCGCCCGTCATGCCGGTAGCTAAGCTTTAGTTAATAATCCGTCTATCAGATTAATAACGCATCATATGGTACTTTATTGTGTTGAACCAAAAAAAATCAGATTATTTTTTCGAGTGCCTTTTCTCGCCCTGCATTCAGCTGGCGGTACTCATTGAAGTCTTTGTAATGTTCGACCTTACCGTAAAGCTTCGGGTGGTCCATCATCTTATCAATCATTTCATTGGAGAACTCGTGATATCCGAACTCATGGTATCCCTGAACGGAACCCATTCCCTGGCTTCTCGACGGCTTGTAATTATAGGTAAAGTTGATGCCTCCCTCATAGGAGTATCTAGCAAGGCTGTACGACAGGAACTTACCATCCTTTCTTAAGATGTACCCATACATCTGTGTCAAGCTAATGACGCGATATCCCAGCTTCTTAATCTCCTCCAGATTATCTTTCATACGCATCATACTGATGTCCTCTGAAAAACGCACATTTCTTACATTGAACTCACTGTGTGAATTGATGTACAAATCGAGCTTGTCGATATCCCAATCATCCGGGTATATGAATTTTACCAATCTCTGCAGCCCTCTCTTATAGTTAATGAGAACCGCAAGAGTTGACTTTGGATCATAATTTCTCTTAATCTTAACCTTTACTTCCATAGTTATTTCTTCTTGAATTTATAGTTTGGGCAGCTTCTCTTGTTTCCCATCGCAAGCAGTACCGGGAACAGCAGACCGTGCCTGCAACCATTTCCGTGCTCGTCAGCAGCCTCGCAAGAGAAGCAGCCGTAATACTCGTTAATATTTAATGCTGCCATTACTCGTAATCCCTAATGTTCAACAATACTGGAAATCTCGGCACTCCAGCGTCAGAATACCCTTGATGCTGAACAGTCGCCGCCATACCTATCAACTCTTCCTTGTCGGCTAAGTATTGAGCTCTGAGTGACCTTGAACCTACCGGGCGGGCACAGAACTCGTACTCTCCACACTTCAGTTTGAATATAGCGGTACCTGCATCATTACCCTCCGCTTCCAAAACATCGACCACCTTGAACTCCGTCGTGTCGAACGATTTCAGCTTCATAAGGTCATTGCTTCTGCCCTCGGTATAGGTTCCATCTGCATTTCTGATAATGGCACCCTCATAACCGGTGGAAACGAATATCTTGTGCCATCGCTTGATGTCCTTCTCTGAATGGGCAACGAAAGTCTGCGTAAGGTACACCGGTCCGTTTGGATCAATGGAATCAAACTCCTCCTGCAGAACTTTCCATCTGGCAGAAAAACTTCCCGGAATCTGCGCATCGTAGATAACCATACGTAGCTTGTCAGTCATAGCAGAACGGCACTTGACGGCAGAGCATATCTGCTGGAAGGTCAATTCCTGGTGGTTGTATATCTCCCCATCCAAAGGAAGCATACCGCGATGTTTCTCTCCCCAAGCCTTAATCTGAGGAACATCGTATTCCTTACCGCCTCTCGATGTGAGGTGAATCTCTCCGTCTTCTCCTTCATGAAGGATGCAGCGGCAGTTATGGATAACAATCCCATTGGCAACGTAATTATGTGTCTCAAATACCTCTATGTCGTATTTTGTCTCTACGGTCGTTTTCTTATGAATGTATGAGATAGGCTTGAATGCTGTTTTTAGCGTTGCTGGCTTCAAATACTCCAAATCTGAATAATAGTACTTATACTCCAAACCTTTCACCGCTCTAAATCTTAATACATCCAACAACTTAAATGAGTCTTCAGTTGTGAAAGTAAGATAATATCCAGCACCATCACCCTTTTCTCCCACTCGTTTATCCTTAACCATTGTAGGACAGCAATCATATTTAATCACGAAGAATTTTATGAACTCTCGGACTTGCTCTACTGAATATCTATGAGTAGAAAGAAAAATTCTTGGAGTCTTCTTGTTTCCATTATTGAAGCTGATTGTGCCATCGTCTGCATACCAAATAGATAAAGAGTTATCTGATAGCATTTCCATTAACTCCTTTACTCTGATACATTTTCTTCTTCTGAATTTGTGAGAACGATACTCCATATATTTCAATGGGTCAATGAAAGTTGTTACAGCCTCTATGTTAATTCGGTAACAATCTCTTCCATAGCCGCTTGTATATGGGTATGGCTCTGAATGCTCTAAGCCTAACAGGTCCGCTTTGAACGCAGCAAACTCTTTTACATTTGAACAAATATGAGTTCTCCAACTATCTTTTCTGTAATCCTTACTAAGACAACTGTCGCCAAACAGCATTCCGTTTAGTATTTCCATACCGTAATCAGATAATGCTCTGCATGCCACATGGTCGGTGTCTTTTAACTCATCTGCCCTTATGTAACCACGCTGAGTGAGTAGCTTGTGGTTATCTGTGCATCGTAGCAAATGCCCATCGACACTAACTTCGTACCAAACAGATTTCTCCGAGCCATTATTCGCCCAAGCTACTATATCACGATACACAAGACTTCCATCTTTTTCAGATAAAGCTTTCACTTTCATCTGATTTTCTACAATGTCCTTTATGTATAAAAGACCTGCGTCAGTATAAATTCTAGTATCTCCTCTAACGCATCCGTCATACTTAGGCTGGGTGAAGCAAGGAAACTTCGTCTGTGACGGATAATATCTTGTTGCTAACATTGGTTTCATACGCTACTTAATATCTGAGGTAATTTTAATTCTCAATGGAGTACCATTCACTCTGTGCGTGACGAAAGACTCCAGGTCCGTATAGAAGCTACTATAGCACTCTACACTAGAGCTTTCTACTTCAATGGTGATAATCTTTTTCATAGCCATTTCCCGTATCTTCTATGAATCTCATCGTAAATGTAGGCTCCGCTCGTATGCGAAGCACTGAACATTAAGATGATGTCGTTATCTACCTTAATTTGATTTGTCCTGACAACCTTATCGTTCTTGACGTGGTCGCAATAGACCGTGTTGCAGGAGTGATATAGGCGCATCGTGCGCCCATATCTGTCAGTTCCTATATTCTCTTTGTACATGGCTAGTCCTCCAAATCTACATCAAAAGCAGCTTCAATAACATCCTTGATGTCCTCTGTGAAACCGCAAATCCCGTTGTACTGCAGCCAATGATCCAGCAACTCCGTGTTAGTCATTTCAGCTACTTCACTCTCACTACACTCTGCCTCTTCTACAAGGTACTTCATCAAATCATTCTTATCCATATTACTTGATTTTATTGATGTCACAAACTAATACATTACCTACTATAACGTCTCTGATACCTGCAATATTCACAAGCATCGTGGCGTTCTCGTTCTGAGGAAGGTCGTAAACCTTGCCTTCCTCATTAACAACCATCACCTGCGACTTGCTGAGTCGGACCAACTCGATGTGTCCACCAACAAATCCTCTCAACTCCTCCAATGAGAAATCCGTTCCGTTGGATGGCTCCACATTCTTCTGGGCGCCATCCGTGAATATTACTGTTGACAACATAGGCTAATCATTCTCTTTGCATTGTTAATAGAATAAGTCTGTGTCTTGCCGTCGATATAGACGTATCTCTGACCGAACATATCCTCAAAAACCTGGATAATGTGCTTCTTGTATTTAAGAAATTTTGTTTCAAAAAGACCACTCATAACAGTTCCTCCTATATTAAGCGATTTCAAACTTCTGTGTAGGATTGTTCTTCTGCAAGCGAGCAAGAACATCATCCTGTGACTTTTCGTTTCCGAAAGCCAAATACTCTGTAGGTTTTGCGTATCTCTCACCATTCTTCTTGAATGAATAGATGAGAGCAAACTTAGAAATGTAAACTCTTCCATACTTTACATTCTCTTTTTCAAGTAACTGTTTCATAACTAAACCTCCTTTATTGAAATGTTCTTATTAGGGTTGTGTCCTCTGCTTACCGCAATGTCGTAAGCGTCTGTCATGTTCTCATAATCACTCTTGCTCACGTCCTTCTTATGTTCGAACTCAACCTTTTCTAAGGTATTGTCATCCATACCGTGAAACACTTCCTTGTAGAATGTAACTAACAAAGTACCCATAATCTTTATTTTTTAATTGGTTCAACTTATAAGGTAGCTCCTGTTTATCCAAAAGTACTACCTTTTATCTATATGCAAAGGTACGAAAATTTTCTGGTATATGCAAATATACCAAGGATTATTTTAGTTAAAAATACTAAATTTTAATACGCTGATTTCTAAATAGTTAAGGCGCCTACTCTCACGAGCAAACGCCTAGTTAACATAGTAAAAAAAGAAATTACAAGAAACCGCCACGTCTGAGCTGTGCATCGGTAGCATTGTTAAGCCACTCCTCGCACTTCTCTATGATGCCCGTACAAGCGTCCGGTGCATCATCGTGGGCGTTATATCCTTCCTTTCTGTAGGATTTCATATCGTGGGCGAACTCCGGCCACAACTGTTCCCAATTAGAAGGGAAGACTAGTTTATTGTTTACCTCGCTGGAGCGAGTGAAGATTCTAATCTGTTTGTTCTTCGATTGCGTGAACGTTACGAACTGGGTGATTCTGTTTCCGTGTTCCCTTGTTATGCGCTCGACATTTCGGGCATAAGAGCGGCCACCGTTGTTACTTTCAACGAAACACACGTCTGTCTGATTGCGCTTAACCATATTGGCTTGCGCTGGTTCCGTGTATTCCATCGGCCGCTTGGTGTATAGAACATCGGTAACATAGTAGCCATCATCGTGCGCATCGAAGCATATAGAGCAAAGGAAGTCGAAACCGGTATCTGCCGAGTCGGTGTAGTTGCCAATCATTCTTGCATACCTTCTGTCCGGCAGCTCATCGTATGTTCTGAAGGCATGGTACATAAGACCTTCCATAGGGGTAGGGTTCTGCATGTACTGTGTCTCGAATACAAACTCGCTGGCATGCTTGATTTTATACAGCTCCTCCAACGTATGTTTCCACGGCCACAAAGCTCGCTCCTTTCCGTCCTCGTCTGTCTGTATTACCGGGAGGGAGACAACTTTCCACTCATTCGGCTCAATCTCTTGCAGATAACCACACAAGTCGTGCTCGTGCAACCTCTGCATGACGATGATAATTGGCGTATGACGTGAGTTTACACGGTTACGGATGGTTGTCTCGAAACGTCTGTTGATAGACTCTCTGACGTTATCGGACAAAGCATCGTCCGGTCGTAAAGGGTCATCGATAACTATGGCTCCCGAAAAATGACCGGGGTTGAACGTAGCCATAAACTTATCCATGTTCTTTATATCTTCTTCGGTCCAGTCTGGCTGACCTGCACCAAAACCTGTGATCTGACCCAAGGTAGATGTAGCATACTCACCACCACCTGCCGTTGTGCTCCATTTTGATCTTGTGTTATCGTTCTTTCTGATTTTGACATTCGGAAATAGTGTTTGAAAATATGTGGAAGTTATCGTGTCCTTGACTGCCATTGAATTGTCCTGGACGAGACTTCCGGAATAAGATATATGAAGAAACTTTGAAGCAGGGTTCAGCGCAAGACCATATGCGATAAACATCTGTGAACACAAGAGAGTCTTTCCGTAACGAGGGCTGATATTGATAATCAGCTTGTTAGTCTTTCCCCTTATCACATCCATGAGCGCATCACATATAATCCTGTGATGTTCGCCTATTACATACTCACGTCGAGCAGTATAGGCGAACATCTTAGTAGTGAATTGCAGCAGGGACGATGCCACTAACTGCTTATGAAGAAAACGTTGTTTCTCAAAGTCCATTTATCTTCTGTAATTCTTTAATATCATCCAAGGACAGCTTAGGGAACTTGAAGTCCTCACCATCCTTGCCGGTTACTTCTTGAATATGCTTATCTGCCAATCCGTTGAGCCTTGCAACAATGCTGGAATCAAACTGATGAAGCATGGCACCATCAATCTGCTGGGCCATCACGACATTCTCAATCTGTGTTATCACCTGCTCAAAGCCTGGTCTCTTAAGATTACCTCTCTTGAAATCCGCCCATTTCTGAACAATGCCACAGAAAGCACAAAATCCGACAAGGGTATAGGCTCTTCTGAAAACCCTTACCTCTTGTCTCATGGAATTTGTGGATTTGCCGCTGCCGCCTGCAATGGAGTTGCTACCAGTCTTTTGCTGCCAAGGGTCATTTTCAACATCATCACAGTAAGCTACAAACTTATCCCATAATTCCTGAGAAGACTTAATCTTGTATGGTCTTCCAACAGGATTGGGGATTCTATGTACGAAAGACTTTACTTTCGGCTGTGATGATTCATCTGTCATGGCTTCTTAACTTTTACTAGTTTACCGCAAGCGGAACAATTATACTCATAATACTCTGAAGGCTTGACCTGGATATTCTCCTCAACGCCCTTCATTTCCTCCTTGAACTTCTGGTCCTTCTGGGCTTCCGTTACGACCTTCTTAGCCGTATGGTTAGTCTCAGCCTTGGAAGGTGCGGCCGCAGGCTTCTGTTCCTTTGGCTTAGCGTTGAGTCCAAGCATACCGGCAATGCTCTCATCAAAAGCAAACTGAATGCTGTTAGGATCACCGAGATAGGAGAGCTCCTTGCGAAGCTTCTTCTCGTTCCAAGTGGCGAACTCGGACGTCTTGTCATCAGCGATTCTATACTGCTTAATCTGCTCATCAGTCAGATAGTCAAGACGAATGCAGGGAACCTTATCCATTCCCAATGCCTTAGCTGCCTTAAACACACCGTTTCCGGTTACAATTACGTTGTTCTTGTCAACGGAAATAGGCTGAGTGATGCCGAAATCCTTGATGGACTGCATGATTGCCTGTACTGCCGTCTCGTCGGTCTTGTGCGAACCGTCATGAGGCACGATACTGTCAATAGGTAACTCAATTACCTTGTCATTAATCTTAATCTCTTCCATACCTGTTAATCCTCAATTTCTATTGTTTCCATATTTCCGCAATATGGGCAAACGACCTTCATATAATGTGAACCGTCCTCGCGCTCTTTGAGAACGAACAAATCCTTGGCAGGGTCTTCCTCCTCATCCGAAGAAGCTTCCTCGCTTTCGCCAGCCTCTTCATTTGATGGAGCCTCGAAGTTCTCATCATCAACCTGAGAATAGTCATCCTGGAAGCCACCATACTCTTCTGCCTGCTGGTTGATGCTGTCGAGAGAGAAGTTGAGCATTTGATTGATGTCCTCAAAGAAGAATGCCTGCATATCGGTAGGAACCTCCATGTTGCGCAATTCCTCCAAAAGCTGGTCTTCATCAAAGGAAGATTTCTCTGCCAGCTTGTTATCGAGGATGCGGTACTTCTTTGCCATTTCGTCGTCCATATCCGAGTAAACGACAGGAACGAACTCCATGCCCAACTGGTAAGCTGCCACGTATCTTGTGTGACCGGCAATGATTACACCTGCCTTATCAACGAGGATAGGCTTAACGTATCCAAAACGCTTGATACTCTCCTTCGTAGGCTCAACCGCATTCGTATTGTCACGAGGGTTGTCATAGTAAGGAAAGATTTCACTGAGCTTAACTGACTTTACTTTCATTTCTTATCCTCCTTCTTCTTGGCTGTCTCTCTTGCTACGCGTCTCTCGTCGACAACCTTTTCGATAGCCGCATTATACTTATAGTTCTTGAAAATCTTGGCAAAGCCAGTTACATACTTAAGCTTTACAAGCTCTTTCTGCTCCAGACCTACCTTATCGCAAATCTCACGCTCCGACACACCGTCTCTGAGCATGTTGAAAACGATATTAACCATTCCGTCAACAGAATGGCTTCCACGGGCACGGTTGTGTCTTACTGTTGATGCCATACGCTGGTCGATGTCCTTGTCTAAGACCACAATCGGCAGCTTTCCGCCACATCGCTCATTGATGTCCGCAAACTTGCGAATAACGAGGTTTCTGTGGAAACCGTCGATGATTACATACTTCTGCAGCTTCTCGTCCCAAATGGTAACGATAGGCATTGTGTAACCGTCTTCCCTCACGGATGTATAGAGAAGACGCATTTCCTTATCTGCCACATGGTTAGGGTTGTAGTTGTTGGCTACAACCATATCCTTGTCAACCCAAAGCACGCAATCTACAGGGTTGACTTTCTCCGGAGATAAGGAACTGATATACTTTCTGAGGTCGTTCAAAAACTGCACCTTATCCTTGGCAGCATCAAACTCCTTCTTGATGTTCTCTTGAAGATTCATATTCCTTATTAGCTTTTTCTATTTTAACATAATTGTCGCTCAAATACTGACGCAAAGAACGCTCTACGCTCTGAATGCGCTTCATTCCGAAATCTTCCGCAATGACACAGACAGCACTGGTATAACCAATCTGATGTATTACGTAATCAATGCACTCCTGGCAATGACCGGCTTTAGCTACATTTCTCTTCTTGGCGGAACGGTAGCCTTTCTTGATAGTCTCCGCATTCTTCTTGTCTTCACAAAGATTGTCTGCGAGATAATCAACGTATTCATCCCAATCCTTGAAATAAGGTGGCAAGTTGTAGCAGTATGTTGCCACTTCGTTAAAGACGTGTACAGATGTATTGACGTTTGCCACTCTTCGCACCAGCTTGTCGTAGAACCATGGATCAACCTCCTTGATGAAACCTAAGTCGTGGATAGCCTGCTCATGAATGAGGGAACTAACACGGCACGCTCTGAGTGGCTTCTGCGTGAACTGATAGTTGTAGAGCTTGCAGTACGGAAGCTTGTTGCTGAAGATGTAATACCATACATCATATACCTTCCAATCCCAAATAGGGTAGAGCACCAGACTTCTCGGTGTGCCGTCTTTATAATATCCTCCACCGCCTCCCCACGTAATACCAGGAAGGCACTCGCCTCTAGTAAGACCCGACAAACGAGCCGGCGACTCCTCGATGCGAACACCACCCAAAGTTAGGTAGTCTTTGCCAAAGAGCATTCTGTGTACCTGATCAAGGGTCTTGGAGAAATACTGATTGTGCGGGATTTCCAAATCACCATAAGAATCTGGCTCCTTCTCACGAATCCACTTTTCTCCTGGTCCCCATACGTTGAACCATTCTCCCTTTGAGGCATTCCATTCCTGGAAATATGACTGAATCCAATACGGCTCAACCCATGGCAAGTGCATGATGTATCGTATATACTCGATAGTCATTGGAGTCTCTGCCTCTTGGTCTAGGAAGAGGACAGGAATCTTTTCAATTCCCATCTCCTTCATAACCTCGTGCGCAAGGTTGAGAACCACGGTAGAGTCCTTTCCTCCCGACATCGTCACGACAATCTTACGCTTACCATAAAACTCCCGAAAGATGTATCTGAATCTTTCAAGAGCTGCCTCATAAACGTTTTTGTCACTGTAAAATATCATTTCTTTCTATTGTTTAATAATACCTTGTCGCTGGAATTACTGAAATGGGTGTCAAGGTAATTCTTAAGCCTACCCATCATTTCATTATTGTTGTGGCCGCGAGCGGCATTGTGCATGATTGTTGCATATCTCAACTTCTCTTCGTCGAAGTCAACGAAGCATACAGGAACCATTTCATATCCGATGACGCAGGCGGCGCGGTATCTGTTCTCTCCGTCAACAATCTGCATCGTCGAGCGGTTGACAACGATAGGCTGAGTAAATCCGAAATATAGCAACGATTTGATGAGAAGGTCGAAGCTGTCTGCATCATGCGTGTTAGGGTTATAGTCATTCGGATAAATGTCATCAACCTTGACGTATTCAATATGCAGCGGCTTCACCTGCTCAACCTCGATATTGTCCTTCGCCAATTTCAAGGCTAGATTTTCCTTAGAGTTTTTTGTATTCATCGAGAAATTCCTTGTTTACGATTTCCTTAACCCAATCCTTGCTTGACTTAGCCAAATAAGGATTCTTGAACTCACTCTCCCAATCTACAGACTCTACATCAAACTGGTTGTCGTAGGTCTTGCTGTTTCGAGGAATGCCACCTACGGCGCCTGGATTGTTGAACGTGCTTCTGTATGCACCGAAATGCTGAACCAGACCGGGAACGATAGCGTAAAGGTCGATACCCTTTGCTTGAAGGTATGCCTTAAGGCGCGAATCATCATAACGTGTCTGATCATCCGTCATCTTGTTTGAAGTTTCAACAAAGTCCTTGGCCAGGTCATTTGGATATACACTAGCCTGCAGCCAGAAATTAGTCTTTGTAGAAATAACGTGCTTGCCCTTTGCGTAACAATCAGTATAGTCACCATTTGTTGGATTGTAGAAACTGATAACGTTGTTTTCGGGAGCAAAAGAGAGAATATGTAAAATCTTGGCAAGAATGTTGCGGTCAAAGGTAATGTCATCGTGGATAACCATTCGATGGGTTCCTTCTGCTACCTCTTGCGTCAACGCTTGGGAATAATTGTCCCAAAGACCCTTACCTCGGTCCATAGAGATACTGACAGGAATACCATAAGGCTTCGTGCTGGTCTCTATCAACTTCTTAAGGTATTTGCCCTCACGTTCTCGCTTCGGAACGTTGAGGATGATAATCTGAGAGAGTTTAATCATATGCGTAATTATTTAGTTACTGTCCATTCTCCACCTCGCTTGGCTACCTTGCTTATGGCTACAGCCAAACGGTTTCTGTTCATATCGCTACCATAGAAAACCTTACCTGCGGCATAGGCTGCTTGGGCAACAAGTCCTTGACCCATGAAGAAGTCTGTGATAGAGCTGAACGGAACATCCTTACAAATCTTGAACACCGCATCCCATTCATCCATTCCCTGGAGTCCCCAGTCTTCTGCCTTCTTGGTGCCTTGGATAATCCAGCACTTACAATCTGGCTTATGATAATAGGTGTTCTCGTAGATTTTTACATGAGGGAACAATGATTCTACCATAGGAACCAACTGTTTCTTATTTCGATAGAAGCACTCGACGAATAGTCTGTCCGGGTTAATCTGCTCGATGCACCTCTTGATGTGGGCAACGAACTCGTCAAAATTATCAACCGGACATTGCTTCTCCGCCTTAGTATAATACGCTTTGAGGACGCCTTTACTTCCTGCCGGGTCGATGAATACGCAATCGGCATTCTTCGAAAACTCCGGAAGCCCCAAAGTAATATCGGCAATGGTAATCTTGCTACCATTGCCTAAACTGTAAATCTCGCCTTCTGTGATGGGGTATTTATCAATACTGCCATCATAACGCAAACCTTTCTGTGATGTCATACGCAATTTACTATTAAATAATTGTGATACTCTGATACGTTTTCTTCTCCAAAAAGACTGCACAAGACTTTCTTAGAATAAAAGAAATGCCTGAACTCTACATCACACTTCTCGTAAGTGACCGGATGATACTTCTCCTTGTAGAACATCAAAAACTTGCGAGCTTTACACTGCGATATTGCCAGAACAGCATAACGGGAAAGATAAGATGGGGAGCCAAACAATGCTACGATGTTGTCGAAATTCCTGCAATCTAAGCTTTTCCCGTCGAAAGGTTCACATACAACCCTATCCTTATAGGCTGGGTATTTGTTAGTGAACTGCTCCAACATTCCTTTACTAGGGTCAACGCCCAGGTATTCCTGTGGGTCGATTTCTGCAATCTCTGTAAGCAAGCCAGTACCACATCCGATGTCTAGAATTGAACCGCTGAGAGGTGGGAGCATTTGCCCCACCTCACGGTTCTCAACGAGACTCATTTCATCACGAAACAAAGTATCGTACTTGCTTGCTATTTTATCATACTGGGAATAATTCATTTTCTACTGTTGCCTGTTGCCAGGTGATCTTTTTACTTGAAATGGTTACGAAATTCTTGTGATTGTATATGTTACAATTCGGGAACATCGATTTCAGCTGCATTCTGTCGTAGGTGAAATGGTGCATTTCCTCGAACTCTGCAGGGGTGTAATCATCCTTGTAAAACATGAGGCAATAATCCAGACCGCTCTCGCCCAGCTTGCGAAGATACTGAGGCATGAAGTAGGAAGCTGTACCGAAAAGTGCTACCACTACGCTGTCTGCTGACATCCATTTCTTTATCGCCTCCTCAAACGAAATTGTGGAACATCTGCGGTAGAAGCCTATAGCCTTCTCTCTGAACTGCTTGATAGCTTTCTTGCTTGGGTCAACACCATAATACATTTCCGGCTTAATCTTGGTATAGGCGACGAAGTCTCCGTTTCCGATGCCTGCCTCGAAAAATTTTCTGTCCTTGAACGTGAACATGATGGATTTTGCCATCACGTCCATTTCCTGATTCGAATAGATTCGAGGTATTGGCCACTCGAGGAAGTCGAACTCGTTGAAAACCTTCTGTCTGTTCAAAATCCAAGTAGTCTCGAATGGGTCACCCATCGTCCAATACTTATAACCGTCAATGTAAAGGTAAGGGAAATTATACTTCCCCCATCTTTCATGGACTCCATTGTCTCGCTGTGCGCTGACGAAGTAATAGAACTCGTCGTTTGTCAATGCGCACTTGTCTCTGTGAATGTACTCATGAGGAACGTCTATCATTGAAGTGGCCCATTGCCACTTACAACGCTTGATGAACTCTCTGAGCTTACTGTAATCGTATTCCATCGCTGCAAATTTAATAAAATATTTAATGATTAAATACTTAAAATCTAAAATTAACCATATTTTAACATAAAATTGTGCATATATGCGGCTTGAATAGTCAAAAACACCGCAAAATAGGCTCTTCTCATACGCAAAGGTACAAAAAATCTCGATATATGCAAATATATCAAACGAAAATTTTAGCCAAAAATACTAAAAAATTACGCCGTTCTACTAGCTCTGTTCGGAAGCCTAGATTCTATCTGCCACAGATTGTCTTTGATAAGCTTCAGAATGGCATCGTGAAAAGCGGAATTGATGTTCCCATGGCCCTGGCATTGAACAACGGTAACATTAGCTAAGTTTACCTCGATTGTCTCCATACGCTGCCCGTTTACCTTGGCAGAAAGTATGAGGCAGTTCGGCTTTCTGTTCACATCATAATAGCCGTTTCTGAATACGCAGTGCCCCATTTCCTTGCCCTCTTCGAAGAACTCCTGGACGGATTTAAGAACCTGTATGTCTATGACACCATCCTTTATGTCTATGTCAAAGAACTGCTTTCTTCTGGCAATATATACATTAGCCAGTGCTTCTGCCTTCTTCTTATTCTCCTCTTTGGCTTTAGCGACACGCTCCAAATATGCAAGCTCTCTCTTCTCATCTGCAATCAGACGCAATTTCTCCATTCTATCTGCCACCTTTCTTTTCTTATTGTCAGCGGATTTAAGCCACTTGTCGTGTGCCTCACGAAGATTCTCCGGGCAAACGACAGAAGGGTTACGTACATCTTTCTTGAGATACATGATGCTATCGAGCATATCCCACCATAGGCTATCATAGATATAAGCAGCCTTTCCGTGTCTGACGGCAATCTTAACGGCTGACATCTTGTCTCTATCAAAGACGGCTTCATGGTACTTGCACATTTTCCACATATCAACATCACGTCTCATGAGAGTTTCATTGTATGTGTTAGCATTAACGGAACGGAAGATATCGTCACATGAAATCTTTTTCTCGAAATCTCTGAGAGCATACTTATACTTGTCTTGGACTGAAGCGTAGTACACTCCATCAAATCCGATATCGCGAGGGTCGCCCAGACAGCTCCATACAGTATGCGTTTTAACTTCCAGTTTTCCGAAAGTAGAAAAAGAATCTACCATGTATCCGCTAGTTCTCTGTTTGGCAAGAAAGACATATTTCCCTTCTTTCAGCCATTGCTGCATACACTCCTTGAAGTAAATCTTCTCCTTAATCATCTTGTGGAACCGGAACTTCGCTCTTACTTGAAAGTATCTGAGGACCTGCCATCCCTTGAATGTGCATACTAAATAGAAACACCCTCTTGAAAATCTGTCACCATACTTGTAGGCATCATCTTCAGAGATGCAAGTCTTGATGGCCCACTCACGTTGCTTGTCTGATAACTCCGGAATTCTGTCCGAGAGTTTTACAACTTCACGTTCTGTCTTATTTCTTGGCTTCATAACTCACATATTTAAAAATCAAACAAACTCAACTGACCAATCTCAGCGTCTTTCTTTCTCTGAGCCTCGGCTTTCTTCTTCAAGCGTTCCTTCTCTGCGGACTCCTTCTTTTTGAGCTCCATAATCTTGGCTTGCTTGAACTCCTCCTCTGCCTTCTTCTCCAGATTCTCCTTGGTCTGGTCTGAGAGATTTGTAACAATGGTGCAATTCTGATTCTTAGTGAATGAAACTTCTTCTTCATTATAATAGTGAATTGCAATTCCATAAATCTCATCATCGTCAAACCCCTGTCTTCCGGATTTCTTGACCTCTGAGATAATAAAGTCGCAGCAATCATCGATATTCTTGCCAGGCTTGGCGTAATCCTTTGCGAACAATTCATCCTCTGCAGCACGCTTGTCAAGATATGCCTTGATTACCTTCTTGAATGTTTCTGATCCTTTCATAACCTTTCCATTTTTTGAAACCTATAGGCTTGTCTCTAAAACCCTTACGGAATGCTTCTCTCATAGAGATGCAAATGAAATCTACGCTACATTGTGCCAAGCCCGTACAAAATGCACAATCCTCGCAATCATCCATTGGTTCCGCTACATACACGATGCCATTAATGACTATCGCCGCTTTCTCCTTGAAGACTGCCATTTCTTTTCGCCAGCAAGCTCTTTGCCCTTATTAATCTTCTAGCCAAATCTAAGTCTCTAGACCTTGTGGCTTTTTCATTAATAAAAGCAGCTGCTTTCTCCAAAACACTAAGCAATTCTCTGAACTCAGTCTTCGTTGTCTTCACTTCCATACGCTTTCTGTGCCGTTATAATTCTACAACCGGTGTAATCGTCGGCAGAAAGGACAATCTCACCATTCTTAACCTTTTCTCTAATCATGGAGCAAGCATCCGTATTTGATTCTGCCTCTACGGTTATTGTCTTACTCAAAGTTTCTTGAATGCAAACATCGTATTTCATATTATGTTACCTCCCATGTTTCAATGTTAAACTCGTAGCTTTTACCACTACATTGACTTTGCCCGATATTGCGCAAATCTTTAAGTTGCTCTTCCGAAGCTCCGTTGGCCTCGGCTGTTGCGTAGCATTTCTGAAGGCTATCGGCTACTCTAAGTAATTTGCCGCTCCCTTTTGTGTGCCAAGCATCTTCTTTATAAATCAAGTGCACCTTCATAATTAAATCTCTTTAAAATGAACACTAGTTCTATCCTTTCTGTCGCCAGCCGTACAAGCTAAGTTCGCACATGTCACTTCTTGATCGCGGAGCGGAACGTTAGGCACACAAACAGCACAATTAACGCAATCTCCACTTTTCGCTACTACGCAAGTTCTCCCATTTATACTAAGCTTCTGCCCAATAGGATAGTATGCTTGTACACCAAAACTGCTAACTACGATAATATCTTTCCCTTTCATAATCAATCCTCCTTTTCTTTTAAGTAACGAAGGTATAGGTCACAGTTGTCACAATCTGAATTGCATCTATAACTGTACTCGTTGGCGCAAGCCATAAATAATTCACTTCTTTTCATAAGCGTCCCGATAACAAATAAATAAGTCGTAAATCATCTTCTCGCAAGCCTCCATGTCTTCCAGCACATCCCTCATGCGATATGGTGCTCCGTTCTTTCCATGGCCCTCGTTGTCTAACCATAAATATGTTTCACTGTCAGCATCAAATTCTACGTAACGCTGGTGGATGCTGTTGATCAATTCTTCCGCACTTTCAAATGGTCCGGTTGATATCGAGAAGTCTTGACCTGCAGGTGAACGTCTTGAAAAGAGCAATCCTTTCCCATTCGTGTATTCCTCTTCGGTGACAGTCCAGGAATCAGACTCTGCTATTTTTATTAATTCTTCTATTTCCATATTATTTTTAAAATTAAAGGTCGGGTGCCGTCTTTCCGAGCTGTCGCAAAATAAAGAATATCAAACATTGTTTTTGTTATTTAATCCCGACCATTGATTAACGATGATTTTTACTTAATTCTACATGACTCACCTCCAATCTTATTAAGTTTAACTTCCATATCCTGTAAATCTGCCAACGGCAGAACTTACGCTTTCATTTGTTACGGAACCCGGCTTCAAGAAGTACTTGTAATGCGTGCTTCTCTCCAGCCTCTCACTCCAGCAGAAACCGAAAGCATCGAACTCCTTGCCGCACCATTCATGACCGTAGTAGTATTCGCTGGCATGCACCTTCTGTTCCTTGCTGAGCTGCAAGAATAGTGCGCGACTCTTGCTAAGTTCCGTTGGGTTCTCCTTGAACTCCTTCTCGATTTGCTTACGCTTCTCGGTATATTCAGCTAATTTCTGCTGATACTCATCCTCGCTGTCGCAAAGATAATAATCTGTCTCAGTCCAACGGCTATCCCAATAGGAATTGGAAGACTGATGTATATGATAAATATTCTTCATAATAGTATATTTTTGTTGGAAGGTAGGCTGCCGTCTTTCCGGCTGCCAGATAAGAATAAGGTATCTAACTAGTGGGTGTCCTTACTACCCGTTATGTTAAACCTTACTTTTGCCTACCTTTATAATAAGTATATAAATCCATCATACTATTGTAGAACCACTGCCATGCGACAATCTCCTTCTGCTCTTTTGTAATATCCAGGGCATCAGTAATCATCTTTCTGCGCCAGTTTATCAGTCTGTCACATGACTGAATAATTCTTGCAATCATCACATGGGCGACATTCTCCATCATTACCGCCTCGCCATTTACCATCTTCAGGGCGTACTTTTCTGCAGCATCGTGCCAAAGGTTGTAGGCTACAGAATCATTATTGAGCATCAGATAGAGTTCTTCCATATCAGCAGTTCTCTTGTACTGAACCATTTCCTTTACAACCATAGCTATCTCCTTTCCAATGTTAAGTCTATCACGTATGGAAGAGTATGCTGTGGCATTTCTCCTAAATTGATGCAGTTGAATTGACAGATACGTTTAATGGAAGCTTCTTCCTTTTCAACAACCTTGTAGATCAACTTAGGTTTAATTTGTTCTGTCAGCTCAACATTGAAGTAGGAGCAGTTTTCATCCATTGATACCCTTGCTGCAATAGCAACCAATCCGAAGTCCGGACTGAAGAACAGATACTTGCTGCCCGTAAAGATGGCATCTATTCTGTTCTTTGTGTTTCCTGTCACTCTTATAACGTTCATAACTATTGTTCCATTAAATGTTTGACAAGTTCTTCTTTTGAAGAGAATATATCTCCAAGCCTTTTACTTACATAGTTTCTGTCTATCTCTAGGACAACATAATTATTATTTAGTGCTGCCTTGAGACATCTTTCTATACGGTCGCGCTCACTGAAAGAATAATAATTTCGATAGCTTGTAGGACACAAATTTATACTCACTATATTGTATATTCTTTCGCCTATATCTCTAGAATGATAATCAACATACAGCTTTTTGTCATCTTCATAGTCTGAAAGAGATATAAGGACGATTCTACCCGAAACAATTTTGTTGTCCATCATAATGAAGACCTTCTGTCCGACAGCATATTTGCTCTGGAATGTCGTTGGCAAATCAGAAAAGACTCGTCCACAATCCAGCTGGAAGACTGCATATAAAACGGTTCCATTATTGAAAGCTTCCAGGATTCGCTCTATCTTCTCGTTTTCTGTCGGCTCTCGTTCTGTGACGTTTCCATCGTCATCCGTAACCTCGACATCGTCATCAAAAGTGCCTTCATACTCATTCCAAATAGAAAAATTCTCTTTAAGAGCATTGTATTTCATTATTTCAGAAATACTGTTGATCTTGATACCTACATATCCGTTTCCGAAATTCTTTGTATTCATATTAACCCTCCAGACTATTAATGTATTCCTTACGTGCCTTTACAAAAAGCTTCTTCTTTCTGTCATCTGAAAGAAACTCCTTAACGGTATATCCCAAAGCGATGATACCATTTTCAAACTCAAATGTAAGGCCACACTCATGATTGCCAAATTCATATTTCAAGGCATCCACCAAATTATCATCGCTGCTCAGAAACTCCTCGGATTTCTTGACGGAACGCTCGCCAAATTCTATGAACAGGTGGTAGTCCTTTTTGAGGCAATAAGCACCGGCACCGATGGAACGTATCTTTTCCAGGTCTTCCTTACTTGTGGTAAGATCCCATTCAGCCATCATTTCCTTAAACTGCTTGTCTCCAAATGCAGCCTTCATTGGCAGCTTGTTGAACTCGTCCTGCTGCTGTTTCTTGAACTCGTAATATGTCATACCTTACCCTCCGTCATCAGCAGTTTGTACTCTTCCTCGCTATCTCCAACGTGACCGTACAAAAGACCATCATTCGTATTCTTCCAATACTCGTGAGGTACTGAACAAGGTGTCAAGCTAACGAGAACTACGATGTAGCCTAACGACTTGATAAGATTGAAATTTGAATTTCTCATAATTATTCCCTTTCTATTTTTTAAGATTGAAATTGTATAATAGTGCCAAATGGCTATCATCTAACTCTCTCCAATCATCAACCGTGTCAAGATAAGCCTTGACTTTTGAAAGCGTAATTGGAACTGACGGATAAGCAGAACAGAATCTGCGAAGCATGTACTCAGATAAAGACTCTTCCATAGCCTTCGAATTATTAATGATTATTATGCGTAAATGAGGTATAGCACATCAGAAGCATCTATGCCTTTCATACTGTTGTATGTAGCATCGAAATCTTCCACATCGTCTGCAAGCAGACCTTCAGCTTCATCCTTAAATTCGTTGAAGTCCTCATCCGTGTCTTCATAATTCAATGCTTCTCGAATTATTGCCCACAACTTTCTCTGCTTTTCGCTAAGCGAGTTTACTTTTGTATTCATAATCTTTATAATTTTAATTGGTTCAACTTGTAAGGTAGGCTCTGAATAGTCAAAACTACTACCTTTTATCTATATGCAAAGGTACGAAAATTTTCTGATATATGCAAATATACCAACGATTATTTTAGTTAAAAATACTAAATTATAATACTTTGTAACTGACTGATTATCAGAATGGTGCATCTGTTTCTTCCGGTTTCTCGAAAGGAACCTGCACTTCCTCGTTGATTAAATTCGTCTTGAAAAAATTTGTCGTGTTCTTATTGAATCCCATAAAGAATTTGAATGTTCCGATATTACGTCCCTTGGCAACGTCTATCATAGCCGTTCCGTCAGTAGGATAATCGTCCTTGTTATCAAATGGGGCAGGGTACGCTCTGTTGTAATACTCTGCTCGATATACTAGTATGACAACATCGGCAGCTTCTCCTATCTGTCCACTATCGCGCAGTCGGTTCAAGTTCGGCTCGGGACAGTTGCTATCTCTAGACAACTGACTTAGGGCGATGATCCAAATGTTCAGTTCCTTTGCAAGGTTCTTGAATCTTCGTGCGGCATCACCCATAGCCTGCTCCCTGCTGAAACTCGTACTCCTGGAGTTTACGTTAAGAATCTGCAAGTAATCAACTACGGCTCCGTCTATGTCCTTCTGCATCTTAAGCATTCGGATGGAAAGAAGAATAGAATCTATATTTGACGTGCTCTTGTCATCAAAGAATAAATTCTCACCGGGCAACTTGCCTCTAGCATCATCAATCATCCTTATCTCGCTTGGCGCCAGACTGCCCGAATAGAGGATATTATTGGCCGGGATGTTCGTCTTGGCAGAAAGCAGACGTGCCGTAAGCTGCTCCTTCGTCATTTCCATAGAGTAGAAAGCAACCTTTGCTCCGTTCTCGATGGCGTGTCTTGTCATGCAAAGTGCGAGGCTCGTCTTACCCTGAGAAGTTTCGCCGGCAACGATAATCAAATCAGACTTCTGCAGACCTCCCTTTTCATCGAATCTCTCCATACCGGTCTTGGTTCCTGTCGTGACACCTCCAACGGTGGCATTCTTAACCATTATCTCGTTTAGACTATTCATTGCATCATTGAGCGTGAACACTCCATCTGCTTTCTCAAATACTCCTCCGATACTCTCAATAGCCTCTTGGTGGGCGTCTGCGGTCAGAATCTCTTCCGACAATCCAACCTTGGAAAGCTGCTGCCCGACAACCCAAAGTTTTCTTCTTCTACCAAGGTCCTGCAATCTGATGGCATGATATTCTACATGTGCAGATGATGCAATCTGTGCCGAAATGTTCATCAAGTCCAATGCTGTTACATTCGACTTCTGCTTACTGAGCTCGGCAGAAACAGATATGACATCTATCGGCATACCTTGCTTTCCCATATTATCAACAGCCTTCCATATATCCCTACACATTGGTTCGTAAAAACAGTCTTCATCTAGATACTGGCTTACTAGTGTGTATGCGGTAGGATCAACAAGAAGACTTCCGATAACATACTGCTCAGCCTTAGGGTCATTCACTAATGGCTGATTCTGATATGGTGATTGCTCTAAACTCATCTGAACGATACCTCCTCAAAACTTAAAATATCAAACATTTCGTGCATTCTATCTACAATTCTTGGGTCATCGTACTTCTGTCCGATGTCAATGGCCGTTAGGTTTGAGCTGATAATCGTGGGCAGCATCTGCTCGTAACGATAGTCCAACAGCTCGTCAAACGGCTTGTAGTGCATTCCGTAAGCGACTATCTCCGTTGGCTCGGCACCCAAATCGTCAATTAAGAGAAACTTGGCGTTCATGATTGCTCTAAACTCGTTTCTGTCTTCGCAAATCATGTAAGCCATATCTCTAGCCTTGACGAAACGCGGATATTTGTCACCCTCGCAATAGCTAATCTTGTTTGAGTCCACAAGATAAACTAGCAAATCTCGAATAGACTTTAGCATCGTAGTCTTTCCGTTTCCAATGCTGCCGGGCATAAACAGCCCGTAAAAGTTGGTCTCTGTAGTAAGAAAATCCCCGACTTTCGATATTGCTTCCTTTAGCTCGTCAGTGAAGACGAACGTTCTTTTTCTTTTCTCTACCTCTCGTTTGTAGGCATAGTAAAGAAAGTTCTTGACTTCTCTATTTTCCAACGGCAACTCCAAACCCCGACCGATACGCTGATGTGTCTTTGTGGTCTGGAGCTTTCCATCCTGTTTTTGTATTGTTTCCATTGCTTGTTACGTTTTGTTTATGATTCTTCATTTCTGAAACTATCTCGTTATACTGAGAGTCTATCTTGTTGACAGAGAAATTGTTCATTATCCAAGTCTTGTCAATAAGATGCAGGAACTCACCCCACGCTTTTAGCAGACTATCATCATCCGTCGGCAGCGGCGAGTTTTTGTGACTTCTAGCGAAAGCGATTTTCTTTAGGATAGAGTTCATTGCCTTTGCATCTTTAGCCTGCCAATAATATGGCTCTCCGTATAGCTCTAGAAAATAAGCCTCGAATATCTGCCGACCTCTATGGCATATAGTATGTTCTTTCGGTGGCTTCTTACACGCGCTCGTACGCTCGGGCGAGAGAAAGAGTTCGTTAGAACTCAGCCGTCTGCTAAGACAATTTTCTTTTTCTTTATCTTTTTCTTTTATAGGGGTTTTAGGGGAAAGGTTTTCTTTTTCTGTTTCGTTTTCTTTTGGATTTCTAGCATTTGCTACGTTTTTTCTAGCATTTGCTTGGCATTTGCTAGAAGATTCTTTGGCATTTTCTGCGAAATTTCTAGCCTTTGCTGCACCACCTGCACGACCGGCTCTAGCTCTAGCTTCGCTTACTTTTCTTGCCTGCTCGATAGTGTCTGAAAGTTCCTTAGAATAGAAATATTCTTCCTCAACCTCGAATAAATCGAAATCCTCAACTACAGATTGCACCACAGAAACATCAACGCGCATCTCATAAGCAATCATGGAATAATCCTTTGACAGCTTATGATCCTCGTCTTCCTCCAACAACTGCATGAGCGTAACATAGATTCCATAGGCAGCCATGCCATGTTCCATTCTTGCTCTCATTACTTCTGGAGAGTTACTATTTTTGATGCAATTATATTTCATACTAAATTATTTGTTCAAGTCCTCGTTCTTAATAAAGCATATCTTACCTCGCTTTATACTATTTGCCAGGATATCAACTTCAGTCTGTAACTTGCTATAAACAACTCCCTGCTGCTTGGAGATAAAATTGTGGATAGAAGGGCTTACCTTTAAAGCGATAGAAGCCATTCCTTCCAAAATCTTAAACTCACGGTACAACACACCTGCAGACTTAAACTGTTTGTCTAAGCCTACCAAGAACGTTCTGTAGTCCTTGATTCCTTCAAAATCTCTGAGAAATTCCGTCTCTTCCATATTGTATATTTTTTTAATTATTACTTATAATTGCTTCTCTTTAATGCAAAGATACAAATTTATGCTGATATATGCAAAAGAATTAAGTTAAATATACAAAAATATTAATTTTTACTCATGTATATATTTGGATATATCGATTTTTTTTAGTACCTTTGCAATAAGTTTTTTCCATAACATCTGTAAAAAGAATGTTACATGGGTTTCTCTTTAGCCTGCTAGTGAGCAGGCTTTTTTTATGGAATTAATTTGGCAATTTGAAAATAATTCATTACCTTTGCAAGCAAATCCCTTTGAAGAATAATCTTTATTGGATTTTAATTGGTTTGAAGTCCTCGGTGTTGCGAAACACTGGGGACTTATATTTTTACAAATTAACGGTGATACCTTTTTCATAACTCAGTCTCTTTACTTCATTAGTATAATACTTAATCATTTTCTCCAACTCGTCATCATCCCATTTCTTGATGGAGTGAGCACGCTCTCGCAGGGTGGAAAATCGGGAAACACCAATCTTCTTTATCAGATTCTCCTGGTAGTATATAAGATGGTCTGACTTCACTCTGTTGCACCCGATACATTCTGCATTGCAGTTATCTTCATCAAATCGAGTGGCCATGTTGGAACGTCCGAAGAAATGACCGCAATCAAGCTCTCTGTACGGCTTTATCTTTCCGCAGCTGATACATTTCCCCATACCGCTTGGCATGCAGTCTCTCAGACGAATATACAATGCAAACACCTTGTCTAGTCTCTTGACTAAATCCGGCTTACTCTTCTTTCTCTTTTTGGGAGTAGAAGAAGATTTCTTCTTTTTCTTATAAAATGGAAACATTTCTTTTGAATTTACATGTAACATATTTGTCCGTCATGTTCGCAAAATCAACACATAAACGGCAAGCTAAACTTCCTACATAAATTGGTTCTTGTGTAAATACTCCCTTTCTGCAATGCGGACAGAGAGTTAAATACTCAGTTCCTAATGCGGAATCTCTTTGCTTATATTTAATAAGCTCATTTAGAACGCTCATCTTAGTACGACATTAGTTAATTGTGTCCCTCTGGAATATACCGCCCATTTCGTGGTTCCTGGAGGTCTGCTAATAAAGAGGTCTGCGACATTTCCGAACCGGCTATAGTTTCCCGACAAGTCAACTATCCACCCGTCCTTTCCTTCAAAAGGTCTGATAGCGCGGCCTACCATCTGATAGTAGAGCCCGAGAGATTTCGTCGGGCGTGCCAAGACAACGGTGTCTAGGGCAGGGTAGTCGAATCCCGTAGTCAGTACACCTACATTGGCAACAACCTTTATTTCTCTCCTCTTGAATCCTTCGAGAATGGCTTCACGTTCCTTTTTAGGTGTCTCGCCTGTCACGATGGCGGCATTGACTCCGATGGATTGAAGCTTATCAACCAACTGCCTGGCCTCCTTTGTGAAAGCGGTAAATACAAGTACTCCATTTCTTGGTATTCCGCTTTTAGGCTGCAGAACCTTGACTACAGTGTTTGATAACTTATCGTAGAATCCGCTACGCTCATATTCTGCGAGAAGACTTCTTTCATCATAATCTGCACCTGTGGAATTGCTTCTGACTCTTCTTAAATCTAATGTCGTTAAATCGTAATAATGCAAATCTGCGAGATAACCTTTAGAAAGCAGTTCTCCAATCTGACAACAATAAATGACCTTTGAAAATATTCTAGGTCTGACTCTCGTGAGGAACTTCAATATGGAACCTCCTTCGGCACGATCAAGACGGTATGGCGTGGCTGTTAATCCAACAACCTGTCTGTTCTTCGCTTCTATGAACTGCTTGTACTGCCCAGCTTTAGAATTTACGTAATGACATTCGTCAATTATGATGTTCTTGAAACAATCGAAATCCGACATATGATTCATCACACTTCCGATGGTGGCAAAGGTTATTCTGTTTATATCCTTGCATCCCACGGAAGCACTATAGCAACCGCAATCGAATATTCCATAGCTCTGTAGTTTGGCGAAGTTCTGTTGCAATATTTCTTTACTTGGCTGAAAGACTAATAGCGGCCCTTCCAGACGAGAGGCGATATCTGCTATCACCAAACTCTTTCCTGCGCCCGTAGGCAAGATAATCAGTCCATTCTTATCAGCCTTGCCAGTGAACAGTCTTACGGCTGCATCACTGGCTTGCTTTTGATAATTTCTAAGTGTGTACTTCATTACTCGCCGAATGGTAGTTCATCATCGTCATCATCTGAAGACTGCTCTGATGGAGCTTCTTCTTTTGGCTGCTCCTCTTCCGGGAACTCCAATCCGAAGACCTCCTTCATGCTCTCACGATTCTTGACCTCATTAGCCCAAATCTCAGAACGGTCAGGGATAGCGTAAGCCTTTGCGAGTAAGAACTTCTCGGTATTTGCATCCCAATTATATACAAGGTAATAACCAGCCAATGCAATACAGAACACATTCTTTGCCTTGAGACGCATATCAACGGTTCCCTGACGCACCTCAGCGGCATACTTGGCTACTTCCATGAGGACAGAAGCATAAGCCTCTTCTGCATCCTTCTTCATCTTCTTGGCTTTTTCCAAAGCCTCCTCTAACTCTAGCTTGCGAGCTGGCACCACGTTCTCTTCGAGTGTGCAGTACTCTTCTCTGATGTTCTTCTTCTCGAACTCATCGAGAAAACGGGTAACCAGCTCATTGTCTGGGAAGGTGGCAGTGAAATGCTTTCCGACAAACTTAAGAATGTCAGCCTTATTCTTCAACGGCTTCTCTCCACAAAGGTTCTCCTCGGTCAAAGCAAGGAAATCCAACTCCAAAGGAAAAATGTCCTTAACACCATCCTCTAATACAAACTCAATGTTCTCTGGAACGTAATTTTTCAAATCTGATTTCATAATTATAAATACTTTTCATATAATGCTATCTGTTTCTGAGCTTCAAGCAAGGCTGCTTCCTCATTGGGCTCTGGTATATACAACCCTGCAACCATACTTGAATAGTTCCGAAACTTCTCAATAGCGTCTGTTAATTCTTTTGTGTCAAGGTCAGCCGTGCTTCTCCAATAAGTGACAGGCTGCCCTCTTCTGTTTGTTCTCTGCTTCGCAAAGATTTCTCTGTTTACTATCTGCTTGAAAATGTTGTACTTCACGTATTCTTCGTCATAGCCGAACTCTGATGCGAAATACTGAAGACAAACATGCAGATAGCTGTTTTGGGCAAGGGAACGTGGACGGTGCTTTTTCTTCACCTCCACGATAAAACCCTTTCCGCTTTTCAAGGCATCCATGTAAAGGCCATTGCAATAGTCCTTATAGTCTGCCCTGTCCTTGTCATTGTTGAGATTGAAAATCATAACTAGAATGGCAAGTCATCAGCATTGTCCGGCTGCGGTGCCGGTGACTGAGATCCTTGCGGCTGCTGTGGTGGAGCTTGCTGCTGCGTCTGGCCACCTCTCTGATACTTTTCTATCTTGTAACCCGAAATGGTATTGAAATACTTTACCGGGTCATTTGCACTCTTCTGATACTTAGTACCTTGAAGAGCAAAAGATATGGTAACAATCTCGCCAACTGCAAAACTAGCAGGATCATCTACATGCTTTCCGCTGAACTCAAAACTTGGGTAGTTCTCGTACACCTCTCCGAAATTCGAATGCGTACAGTTAAGAACCACGATTCTCTTTTTAAACGGCTCTCCACCGCTCTTACTTGGTATTTCCTCGACATTGCCGATGAGCAATACCCTTCCTGTCATTGTATTAGCCATCTGATTCTGTTAATGGTAAATATGGTAATAATTCTCTCATTTCTACCCATTTGAGAAAATCACGCAATAACGCATGGTTCTTGTCTTCCATCCCTGGGTATCTGTAACAAGTGATTGCTGGCTCATAAGGAGTAAGCTTGAGACCTCTCACGTCTCCCTTGTGCTTATCCTTATTGTAGCCCTCAAAGACAAACAAGTCAAAATGGAACACATCAGCTTCAAACAACTCTAGGTAAAGCTGCCATTGGCAACTATCTATATAGTCTTTGTCTGATACCGGTCCGTACTTAGTCTTGATGTCTCTTATCTCTAGTCCGTCAATCATATCGGCACATCCCGTGATAACGGCATCGCCGAAATCCTTGTATTCACGAACCTCATGAAAGGCGCCAGGATGCTCATTTCTGTATTTCAAAGCAACCTTGCATTGAGGAATGTCGAGAATCGCTTCACCTTCATCAAAGACGAACCTTCTTCCTTTTGGAACAGGTTCTGTCTTATCTTTCTTATAATAGGTGAAATGACGAACACCTTCCGGCTCCTTGAAGCAATGGGGACTGCCAGTCTCCACGATGGAGTGAAAGGCAGTTCCTATTCTTGTGTAATCGTTACCCTCAAACTTCTTAGTGATATTGTCTATAACGTCCTGCTCTGTAACATAAGCATATTCGCCAGACATATACCGTCTGAAGCTCTCTAGTTGGGTAACTCTAATCAAAGGCTTCTTCATGCTGCATCCTCATGCTTGACGAACTTCTTGCCCTTCTTGTCAAAGTCGATTCCTTTGACTGCTAGTTCCTTGATCATCTGATTCATGAATGCCTTCTGATGAATCTTGTTCAGTCCGTGGGCAACCTCGATGAGAGCATTTGCATCATCTACAGTCTCCACGGCTGCAAGCTTCTTTCGGGCATCATCAACGGCTTCCTGCGCCTTAGCCTGAGCATCTGACTTATTCACGATGGCTTTCTTCACCTTCTTGATGATTTCTGCCATGCAAGTGTCAAACTCCTCTGTTCCGTAAGCTGGAATCCTGGTGTCCTGCAGGTCTGCAACATTCTTACCAACACGATTGTCCTGTGGCTCGAACTTGATGACGCGATTGCCGTTCTCCTTGCAGATGTAACCTACCTGGTCCGCAATACGGATGAGCAAGTCCTTGCTCTGTCCTGTACAGTCTGGAGAATGCTTGATGTAGTCTCCCTCCTGAGTCTCCTTGTCGTGACAGATGAAGATGATGTCTGAATTGTTTGAACGGAGAATGCCGACAAACTGCTTGAACAATTCTCCCATCACACCATATCGCTTCAATGAGTTGGTTCCCAGCTTAGGGTCTTGCTGAATAGCAAAAGCGTTGAGATAGTCATCGAGCATAGCCTTGGCAGTATCTACTACGATGGTCTTACACTCACTGATCAAACCTGGCTTCCAAACCTGCTTGCCATCCTCAACAACGTAGGAACCGATAACCTCAGCATTATAGATGTCCTCCCAGCGTGAAGCCGTGACAACAATGTCTGGGCGCTGGACGGCACGGTCAAAGCCGCGGTCGGTGTCGATGAGTAGAGGACTGTTGGCTGTAGTAGCCAAAGATGTCTTACCGGTACCTGGAGTACCATAAAGTACGATAATCACTGGACGCTCTGTAACAACGTCATTCTTTCTAATAATTGGCATAATCTAATATTTAATTGTTAAACAAATTATTCTTATTCGCATAGGTAATAAACTCTGAGAGCTTATGTATTCCTAGTTTTACATACACAGACTTAACGTGCTGATGTATCGTGTTCGGAGAGTTGAATAGCTCTGCTGCCGCCTCCTGCTCGCTTCGTCCCTCGTAAAGCAGTTTCATTACACGCAGCTCCGCAGTAGAAAGATTAGCATTAAACCTTGGCATACATACGATACCTTCATAAGGGCATTCACCACGCATTGGGCATTCGACCTTCTCGAAGTTGAACTTTCCATCCTTGTCAACATCGACGACATCAAAAGCCGTAGTGTCGAGTCGACAAAAGTTGCATTTGCAAAATCGACGCATCATGAGATACTGATAGTAACTCTCGTTAGGCGCACTCTTGGAATAAATCTTCTCCAACGCCTTGTAGGCTTCCGGATAACAAGCACGAACCTTTTCCAGAATGTATTTCACTAACTCTGTATGAGTCTCATCAACCATGAAATTCTTTCCGTCTGATGTCTTGCACCATAACTCGTCTTCGAACATATAGAATTCTAGTCCTTCCATAAGTCCTCCTCGCTAATACCTGTCAGCTTACACAATACTTCTATATGAGCATGCTGCTGTGGCTTCATGCCATATAGAACCCAATTCCTTACTGTCTGCTCGGTAACCTTGCAGCGTCTAGCGACTTCTGTAATGAAGTCATATCGTGGGGCACTCCTCATAGGCAACCCCTTGTAGTAACCTTTTAAGGTTATTTTTTGAGATTTTTCCTCAAAAGTGTTTGATGTTTGAATATTTTCCATTATCTTTGCACTATGTTTTATATCTTTATGCAAAGATACAAATATATTCTGATATATGCAAATATATCGAAAATATTTAGTCAAAATTAACAAATTTATACAGATATATTCAAATATAAAGAATTTAGAAGAGCTCATGAGCTGTTTCAGTCTCAGTTAGCAGAGATTATGGGAATCTCCCAATCTAACATTTCAAGATGTGAGACGGAGGGCATAGACCCTACACCTGGACAATATCAGAAACTGTACGATAGGTATGGAGAAGAAAATGTCAAGGCTTTTGTAGTGGATCCATCACAATTCGTAAACGCAGAGAATAATGTGAATAACGGTTCTGGTAATCAGAATAATGGTATTCAAAACGATGCTGACTTAGTAGAAATCATCAAGAAGCAAACAGACATGATGGCAAAGCATATCGAGAAACAAGATGAAATCAATGCACGCCTCATGGATTTGCTCGAAAAAATAGCATTAAAATGAAACTAAATATTCCTGATCGTGCCCTGGATATAAGCGACAGGTTTTTCAAGGCGCTTGATGTCCTTAAAGACCAAAGAAGGATAAAGGGACTACAGACTTTCACAAGAGAGTTTGGACTAAATTACGGAAACATGAATACCCTAAAACATAATAGAGATAAGCGTACTTTCCGTGTAGAGTATCTTGCTTATCTCGCTGAAGGGTATGGTGTGTCATGCGAATGGCTATTACTCGGCACCGGACCCATGTTTAAACAAAGGTATTCCAGAAGCGAAGAATCTCCGAACCCTTGAATCGTTTCCCATGAACCTTTTGCATGGTCTTTATATACCCGGCGTTCACATAGGAACGTAGGGTATTACGATGTATGCCCAATAATTCACACGTCTCCGATATCGTATACCGGGCAGTAGGGCTTATGTTAGGTTGAACTGAAGTTACCATGTTAAATAGTTTAAATGTGTGCAGGATTAAAGGATTTCTTTATATCTTTGCACTAAGTTATAAATTCAAATGCAAAGATAAATGAAAAAAATGATATATCAAAATATATGCGGATATATTTAAATATAATTAATATTTCCGCATATTAGGTAACTCGGAAAATAAGTATGCTTGCAAATAGCTTGCAAATTAAAAATCGGGTCTCTGTAATTAATTGGAGCTAAAGCAGTTATATCAAAAAGCTTCACATCTGGAAAGCGTGTATTCCCCTAAAGGGAATCGGGGGTTCGAATCCCCCTCTTTCCGCAGAAAACACTGAAAATTAGGTATTTCCAAATCATCGTATTTTATCCAACTAAGTAGAATCCTGCACATTCCTGCACATTCTTGCACATTTTTGCACAATTCTGCTTGCAAATAGCTTGCAAATGATAACAACGAAACTATACTTAGATACAAGAGCGGTCAAGGACGGAGAGCCGGCACCGCTAAAAGTTGCCATAACCAAGAAAAGGCAGGCAGCTTACATTCCTCTTGGCGTCAAACTGAAAAAAGAACAATGGGATGCTAAGAAGCAAAGAATAGTCGATGCACCAAACAAGCAACGGTTGGAGTTATTTGTCAAGAACAAACTAGTCGAGATAGATAATGCCATATTGGAACTGCAGATGAAGGGAGAACTTACCAAACAGACTTCAACGCAGATAAAGAATAAGGTTGTGGCCTATCTAGACCCTGATGTTAAGAAGAAAGACTTATTTATAAATAGGTATATAGAATATATGAATAGTCGTTCAGCACAAAGGACCAGGGAAATATATGCAACCACTTTGAAGAAGATGCGCGATTTCGATAGCAAGGTAGATACCTACGCTTTTGAAGATATCTCAAAGGATTGGCTGAAAAGGTTGGATGCCGAGTTGGTAAGACAAGGGTTAAAGAAGAACTCCAGGAATATACATTTCAGAAACATACGTGCCGTTTTCAACGATGCCATCGATAACGAGATAACCAGCCATTATCCAATGAGAACTTTCGATATAAATCCGGAGCAGACAGAAAAACGCTCTCTTACTGTAGATGAGCTACGTACCTTATTTAATTATAATGTGCAGCCATGGCAGCAGAAGTACCTGGATTATTTCAAGCTTACATTCTTCTTGATCGGGATAAACCCTGCCGATATTCTTAATTGTACGGATGAGAATGTTGTAGATGGAAGATTACTGTATAGAAGAAAGAAGACCGGAAGACTATATAGCATCAGACTAGAACCGGAAGCCATACAGATAATAAATAGGTATAGAGGAAAGACAAATCTAGTCAATTTCTCAGAGAACATGAGGAACTACAAGCAATTTGTGTGCAAGGCAAACAAGGGTCTGAAGGCAATAGGACCTATCACTAAAGAAAAGAACGAGAAAAAGAAAGCTCACGATTTTCAGAAGGAATATCATACGAAGCATAATCCTCTGTTTACTCATATCTCTCTGTATTGGGCTAGGCATACGTGGGCAACAATAGCCTTCTCCATAGGAATACCCGAAGAAATCATTGCCGAAGCATTGGGACATTCCCATGGAAACAGGACAACAGCTATCTATATTGACAAGAGTGTTGCCAATATAGACGCTGCAAATAGAAAAGTATTGGATTACGTTCTATATAAGGAGCAACCAAAGGACTAACCCTTGGAAGCTCCTTTCGAACCAATTAAATAATCAGACCATTGTCTCTCATGAAGTTCACCATTGCCCTGTTCTGTGGCAAAAGGGCAGGGATATCCATTCTGTTAGCCTTATACAAGTTGGTAGCAGAATTATACATATCCCAGGCAGTCACAAACTCCTTGTCGTGATAGGCCTCCAGCATATCCTCTGTGAAAAGTGTAATCTGTGACTGATTGAGAGGGTAGGTGATATTCTCACGAATAGACTTTCGTGATGTATCTGCCTTTACTCTTGTAGCAGTCATCAAACCAATGAGCAAGAACATCTGTTCTGCAGTAATGCGTGTCTCCTTCATCTTGGCAATACGCTCACGATCAGTCTCGATGATATGCCGGGCATCGACAAGCCACGACTTCAAGGTGTCAAGCATTGCTGCCACATCCATACCGGAACCCTTCTTGCCCTTCTCCGAATAGCTAGACATATATAGTTCTGGAGAAAGCATACACTGATTGTGGCAAATCATCACATTCGGACCGAATCCAATCTGAATACCCTTCTGATGGAAGGCTACGGCTACATTAGTTGTAGTCTCATCATTATCAAAATCTGTGATACGGATATTGGCATAAACTCGGCGAAGGATATGCGCTTCTACCGCATGCTGACCTTTGACCGCCTCCACTTGTGGAAGGCGAACCACTCCAGGCGACTGACGGTCTCTGTTCTGTGCTGCAAACATATCATAAACCTCCACATTGTAGCCGAGCTCTGTACACTCATCAATGACCTTATTGAAAAGGTCAAAGTGATAGATGCCACGGAGTGGATTTCCGTAAACATCATCCTCGCGGTGTGTGCGACTCAACTGTTCGAGAGTGATAGCCTGGGTCTTGGCTTTTTCGAAATCAAAGAACTTGTCTTCATTAACTGAAGAAGGAACTGCTACCATATCTTCGGCAGCCTTACTCAAAATTGTTGCTGTTGTCATAATCTTTAATATTTTAATTGGTTACAAATTATTTCAATGGAATACCTGCTTCTTCAAGAAGCTTGATTCTCTCTTCCTTTGTTGCTTTTGTCAAGTTTGTCTCTTTGACAAAATTCCCGGCAGAGTCTCTTGTTATAAGAAAAACATAATCGGCATGATTGATCCAACTTTTCTGACACTTCTCACGATAAGCATTGGCCTCCTCGTAAGTCTCAAACCCGCTCTTTGTGTCATACATTTCATCGTCGCGGGTAACATATAAACTGCTAGTCTTCATTTTTAATCTCAATTATATACATTAATTCTTTCTCTGGAACATCCTTCTCTTGATAAGGAGAATCGTACTTATATACGACTGCATCATCAAGATATGTTCTTACTCCCTCCATGAAGCCATCTTGTAACACAGAGTTATCTGTTATATAGGCTGCCAGGAAGAAGCCATTTCGCTCCTGTGCATCTCCTAGGCCAACTGCACTGAAATGACTTCTGAAAGTAGTACCCTGCAACTCGTCGAATGAATACTGTATCATAAGTCTTTTCATCATTTCAAAAAATACTGCTACTTTAATTGCTTTCATATAAGTGACTTATCCGTGATGTCGAGGGCTTATTTTTATTAATGTTTCATTGCTAAATCTACTATCGCTACGACAAGTAGAAAAATTAATCCGTTTATTAAAAGAATGGTATCCATATCTACTTAAAATTAAAGAAGTCCTTAATCTGTTTCTTCTCGTCATCGCTGGCATTCAAGATGTCCTTCACAATGAAATCTGCAAGCGGAGCTAATACTGTATTCATAGCATCAATCAGTTCACCCTGCGCTCCAAGTTTAGAAAGGGCACCTGCATATTCACAAAGAAATTCTTGTGATGAAATGAATCCCATTTCATAATTCTTTTTGATTTCCTTAATTTCTTCCATCTTTATAAATTTTAATTGGTTCAACATAATCCGTGGTTAGTCAAAATAACCACTCTTTCTATATGCAAAGATACAAAAAAAATGTGATATATGCAAATATACCACATTTTATTTTAGTTAAAAATACTAAATTTAACTCACTGAGTATCAAAGAGTTATACGCTTTTGTAGATACTGCTTAATGTAATGATTTTTGTAGCTTCGCCGACTTTGTCAATCAGATTGGTTACGGCTTCATCCACTTCGCACAAAGCATTATACACATCGTTTGGGATATTTCCTGTCTCCAAATCATTACTACTCATTTTCCAAGTTTGGTTTAGCTGCCTTGCAGCATCCACCATTAATTTAATGTCCGTCATATTTCTAAATTTTAAATGAATATCCTACTAACTGCCTGGCAGAGCCATCCCATCATATAGCA